AAAGGTGAGTGGTATTGTCATGATAGGTATTGTTTTGTAAAACCTATACCTAAAGAAGAATCTTTTGTATCTAAGCTAGGAACAGAAGAACCTTTGATAGGGATTATGAAATACCCTAATAAATACTTATCTTCTAAAGGAGTTGAAAAGGGAGATAGAATTTGCTTCAAACCCGACAGTGAGTATGAGTTTACTGTAGATGATGAAAAATTATATCGTATGTATGACCATCAAATAACATTAAAATTATGAACTCAGAAGAATTAAAAAAAAGTATTATACAAGCAGGTCGAAGAGCTGTAGAGCAGTTAATTAAAGTAGCTAAAGAAGATATAATAAAACCTGACCCAGAAGATGAGCTGGCAGCTGATAGATTAAAAAATGCAGCAGCCACAAAGAAGCTGGCTATATTTGATGCTTTTGATATACTTAATAAGATAGATGCAGAAGAAGAGGTTTTAGAGTCAGGAGATAAAATAGAAAAAACTAATACAAAACAAGGATTTGCAGAAAGACGCTCAAAATAATTTATATCACGTAATTAAAGATTATGTGCCTAAAGCTGTTTTTACTAAAAAGAATCGAGCTCGCACTTGGCTATATGGGTATAACGAAAAATATGATTTTGTAGTAATCTCTAAAAGTGGACAAGTAGGAGAGATAATAAATGTTAATGGATTAGCGATTGGATTACCCCCTACGCCAAAAGATGCTTATAAACGTTCAGATAAAAAAGAAAAACAATACTGGGAAAGAGATGAGCTTCCAAGAGAGCTTAGTAGAATTAATTCTATATTTCAGTGGAACGAACACCCTCCTCAGTTTAAATCTAAATGGGTGGATTATATAGAGGCAGAGTTTGATAAAAGAGAGTTTGGTTTTTGGTTTTATAATAATGGCAAACCTACCTATATAACAGGTTCTCATTATATGTATTTGCAGTGGACAAGTATTGATGTTGGATATCCTGATTTTAGAGAAGCTAATAGAATATTTTTTATTTATTGGGAAGCGTGTAAAGCTGACAAAAGATGTTTTGGTTTAGACTATTTAAAAATAAGACGTTCTGGATTTTCTTTTATGGGGTCTTCTGAATGTATAAACACAGGAACATTAGTTAGAGATTCAAGAGTAGGTATTTTATCTAAAACAGGAGCGGATGCAAAAAAAATGTTTACAGACAAGGTTGTACCAATAGCTAATAGGCTTCCTTTCTTTTTCAAACCTATTCAGGACGGGATGGATAAACCTAAAACAGAACTAGCGTTTAGAGTTCCAGCTTCTAAGATTACTAAAAAAAATATGTATGATGAAGTAGACGAAGAATTAACAGGGCTAGATACCACTATTGACTGGAAAAATACTGACGACAACTCTTATGATGGAGAGAAGTTATTATTATTAGTTCACGATGAATCTGGTAAATGGATAAAACCTAACAACATTCAAAACAACTGGAGGGTAACTAAAACTTGTTTGAGATTAGGAAGTAAAATAATTGGAAAATGTATGATGGGCTCTACCTCTAATGCGCTAAGTAAGGGTGGTGATAACTTTAAGAAACTATTTGAAGATTCTAATATAGCTAACCGAAATGCAAATGGACAAACTAAAAGCGGTTTATATTCTTTGTTTATTCCTATGGAATGGAACATGGAAGGTTTTATAGATAAATATGGAATGCCTGTTTTTAGAACTCCTGAGAAACCGGTATTAGGGGTTGATGATGAAATGATTACCGTGGGAGCGATAGATTATTGGGAAGCCGAAGTAGAGTCTTTAAAAAAAGATGCAGATGCACTTAATGAATATTATAGACAGTTTCCTAGAACTGAGTCTCACGCATTTAGAGATGAGAGTCAGTCATCGCTGTTTAATTTAACTAAGATATACAGTCAAATAGATTATAATGACTCTCTTATTATGGAGCATCACGTAACAAGAGGAAGGTTTTACTGGAAAGATGGACAAAAAGATTCAGAGGTAATTTGGACACCAGATTCTAGGGGAAGATTTAAAATAACGTGGACTCCTAAAAAAATATTAACTAATAAAAAAATACAAAAACACGGGATGTATTTTCCTGTTAACGAACATATAGGGGCATTCGGATGTGACTCGTATGATATATCGGGAACAGTAGGTGGTGGAGGTTCTAACGGTGCTTTGCATGGATTGACTAAATTTAGCATGGAGGAAGCACCAAGTAATGAGTTTTTTTTAGAATATGTAGCAAGACCTCAAACAGCTGAGATATTTTTTGAAGAAGTATTAATGGCGTGTGTGTTTTATAGTATGCCAATACTTGTGGAAAACAATAAACCTAGATTGCTTTACCACTTTAAAAATAGAGGATATAGAGGTTTTTGTATGAACAGGCCTGATAAACATTATAATAAATTATCTAAAACGGAAAAAGAATTAGGAGGAATACCTAACACTTCTGAAGATGTAAAGCAGTCACATGCCTCTGCTGTAGAATCTTATATAGAAAAATATGTAGGCATAGATTTAGACGCTACCTATAGACCTATAGGGGAGATGGGCTCTATGTATTTCACAAGGACTTTAGAAGATTGGGCACGGTTTGATATAAGCAGTAGGACTAAATATGATGCAAGTATTAGTTCAGGCTTAGCGATAATGGCAAATCAAAAGAATTTATATTTACCTGAACAAAAACAATCAAAAATAAACCTTAACTTTGCAACATATAATAATAAAGGAATTTTAAGTGAATTAATGAGATGAAAGAAGTTACAATAAATATTTCATCTGTAGGATTTCCTAGTCAATTTGTCTCAGACGCAGAAAAGGAAACTTACGAGTTTGGATTACAAATTGGACAAGCAATACAATACGAATGGTTTAGAAAAGATTCCACTGGTTGTAGGTATTATCAACAGTGGAGAGATTTTAATAGATTAAGACTCTATGCAAGAGGTGAACAGTCTATAGCTAAATATAAAAATGAGCTAGCTGTGGATGGGGATTTATCTTATCTAAATTTAGATTGGACACCTGTGCCTATAATTCCAAAATTTGTTGATATTGTAGTAAACGGAATGTCTGATAGGCTTTTTAAGGTAAAGGCTTATGCTCAAGATGCTATCTCTCAAGAAAGAAGAAGCACCTATCAACAAACTATCCAAGGGCAGATGGACGCAAAAGACGTGTTAACCACAATACAAGAGGGAACAGGTTTTAATCCATTTACAATGAACCCTGATGATTTACCAGCATCTGATGAAGAGTTGAGTTTATACATGAACTTAAACTATAAGCCTGCTATTGAAATTGCGGAAGAAGAAGCTATTGACACAATGTTTGCAGAAAACCACTATGATGATATTCGTAAAAGGTTAGATTATGATATGATGGTTACTGGAATGGCAGTCGCTAAACATGAATTTTTACCAGGAGCGGGAGTTAATATTTCTTATGTTGACCCAGCTAATATCGTTTATAGTTATACGGAAGACCCTCACTTTAAAGATTGTTTTTATTGGGGCGAAATTAAAACAGTACCTATTACTGAATTAAATAAAATTGACCCCACCTTGACCAGGGAAGATTTAGATACTATTTCTAAATATAGCCAAACATGGTTTAACTATTTTAATGTAGCTCAGTTTTATGAAAATGATATTTTTTATAGGGACACCTGTACGTTAATGTATTTTAACTACAAAACCACAAAAAAAATAGTATATAAAAAGAAAAACTTAGATAATGGAAATATAAGAATGATAGAGAAAGACGATGGTTTTAACCCTCCAGACGAAATGATGGAAGAGGGGAATTTTGAAAAACTAGAAAAAACCATTGATGTGTGGTATGAAGGGGTTATGGTCATGGGGACTAATATTATTTTAAAGTGGGAGCTTGCAAAAAATATGGTAAGACCAAAATCTTCTTCTCAACACGCTATCCCAAATTATGTAGCGGTAGCACCAAGAATGTATAAAGGTGTGGTAGAGTCTTTAGTTAGAAGAATGATTCCTTATGCTGACTTAATACAAATGACTCATTTAAAACTTCAACAAGTAATAGCTAGAACTGTTCCTGATGGAGTATATATTGATGCAGATGGTTTAAACGAAGTAGACTTAGGGACAGGTGCGGCATATAATCCCCAAGACGCATTAAGATTATATTTCCAAACTGGTAGTGTAATTGGTAGAAGTTATACACAAGAGGGAGACTATAATCAAGGAAAAGTTCCTATACAGCAGCTCACAAGCAATTCAGGAGCTTCTAAGACACAAATGCTTATAGCAAACCTTAACCACTACCTAGATATGATTCGAGCTGTAACAGGCTTAAATGAAGCTAGAGACGGTACTATAGCTAATTCAGATGCATTAGTAGGCGTTCAAAAGCTTGCCGCATTAAGCTCTAACACTGCTACTCGTCATATACTGGATGGAAGCTTGTATATATATAGAACCCTAGCAGAAGCTCTTACTTATAGGGTGGCGGATATATTAGAATATTCAGACTTTAAAGATGACTTTATAAATAAAATAGGAAAATATAATGTAGGTATTTTAGGAGAAATATCGGACTTATATATTTATGACTTTGGAGTATTTATAGAACTATCTCCCGATGAAGAGCAAAAAGCTATGTTAGAACAAAACATACAAATGGCTTTATCCAAAGGGGATATTAATCTAGAAGACGCTATAGATATTAGAGAAATAAAAAATATTAAGCTGGCTAATCAGTTATTAAAAGTAAAACGAAAAGCTAAGCAAGAATTAGATGAGAAGTTAGAAATGCAAAAACAAGCAATGATTTCTCAGCAAAACCTTCAATCACAACAAATGGCCGCTCAAATGTCTTTACAAAAAATACAAGCAGAAGCAGCCGCTAAAATGGAATACCGAAAAGCTGACGTAGTGTTTGAAATACAAAAACAAGAAGCGGAAGCTAAATTAAAATCTGAGTTAATGAAACAGGAATTTGCTTATAACATGCAGCTACAAGGAATGACTCAAGGGCAAATTTCTGACCGAGAAAATGAAAAAGAAAAAGCTAAAAGCGATAGAATTAGCCAACAAAATACTCAGCAATCAGAAATGATTAATCAAAAGAAAAATAATCTACCTCCTAAAAACTTTGAGTCTAATGAAGATTCTTTAGATGGGTTTGATTTAGCAGAATTTGAGCCTAGATAATGTGTTTAAATTTTGTGTAACTTTGCAAAATAAATTAAATTAAATTAAATGGATATAAAAGTAAGAGAAGTATCGGCTGAAGAAAAGTCGACTCAAGAAATAGAAAAAGAACTGCTTGAAAAACATGAGCAGAAACAACAAGAGGTTCAAGAGCCAGAGTCTACTCCGGTAGAAGAGCCGGTAGAAAATCAAACGGTAGAAGAGCCGGTAGAAATAGAGGGGGAAAAGAAAGAAGATAAAGGTGAAGAGAGTGTGTCGCAAGAAACGCCAGAGTCACCTCCTCCGCCTACAGAAATAAAAGATGATGATGTTCTTTCATATATTGGAAAAAGATATGGTAAGCAAATTGATTCTATTGAAGAATTAATAGCAGAAAGGGAAAAGAATGAACCCTTACCTGATGACGTAGCTGCTTACCTAAAATATAAACAAGAAACGGGGAGAGGAATAAATGATTATGTAAAATTACAAAAAGATTATTCCGATTTAAGCCCTGATGCTTTGCTAAGAGAGTATTTAACAATAACAGAAGAAGGTTTAGACCCTGAAGATATTGACTCTATGATGGAAGATTTTGCTTTTGATGAAGAAATTCATGAACTAAGTGAAATAAAAAAAATTAAACTAGCAAAGAAAAAAGAGATTGCTAAAGCTAAAAAGTTTCTTAAACAACAGCAGGAACAATATAAACAGCCTCTTGAGTCAAGAGAAAGTTCTGCCACTGCTAATGAGGAATTAATAGAATATAAGCAATATTTAGAAAGCGCTAACGCACAGCAGCAAGAAGATAAACAAAGAAGCGAATGGTTTGTTAAAAAAAGTGACGAATTATTCACTCCTGAATTTAAAGGTTTTAAGTTCAATACTGGGGATTCTGAAATTATTTATGCTCCTGGTAATCCTAGTGAATTAAAAAAAGCCCAAGCGAGTCCATTAAATTTTGTAAATAAATATTTGGATGAAAAAGGGTTTATAAAAGACGCAGAAGGTTATCACCGTGCTTTAGCATTAGCTATGAATCCTGAGAAATTTGCTCAGTTTTTTTATGAACAGGGTAAATCCCAGGCCACTGATGAGGTGATTCGTAAGACAAAAAATGTA